ACCTGCCTGATTGGTTGCAGCAGGTGTCCAGACTGTATTGTTTTCTTGATCACACCAAGAAACCTTGCGTGGGTTACCTGACGCACCCAAAGCAAAGACAAATCTTTCTGCTGTCGTCATCACAGCCTCATTACCCGTTGGCGCGTTGACGATGGCAATAGCCCTTGTTGGCGTGACAAAGCCTAGCTGCCACTCAAGGAGCTGACCGTCAGCGTTGGAGCACGCAACAAGGTATTCACCCCATGAGTCCATTGACCAAGTAGTCGCGGGGATTATCCCGCCCAAGTCTGGACGCGCCACACCATAGGCATAGTTGCCGTAGGTGCTGTAACCGTAGCCAGTCTTTAGCGTTGCGTCTGTAATTCCGTTTGTGAAGGTTGTAGGAGTGATGTCCTTCAAGACTCCAGCCTCGCTCATTGCGTAGAGCTTTGTTGGAGTTCCAGCAGCAATAAAACGCACATCTGAGTTATCTCGCCATGTCAGCATCCCGCGAGACACACCAGTCATTTGTGATGCTGATCGCTTGCGCCACCCGCCCACAGGTCTCAAGGTGTTCTCGAACCACCTGATAAGGTTCGAGTCGAACCAGCGCCCCGCAGACTGGTACTCAGTACCGTTGCGGTAGATTCCTGCTGGGATTTTTAAGGGTACGAGTGCCATAGAGTCTAATTATGCTGAAAGATTGGACACAAATGTAACCGTCACAATGACAGACGGTATAGACGGTCTTGTTGGTGTGGAACTGGCAGCGTAGTGCTCAATGGATGCACCAACATCTGAAGTGCGCCACATGAGTTCAACATAGTCGTTTGTATCAAGACTTACAAAGAAGTTCATTGCACCAATAATGTGAAATGGGTCTCCAGAACTTTTCCTTGGTGCTAGTCCAAAGCGTGAGTTTGACTTGTCGATGTTTGTGCCGTTCTTGCGAAACCAGATGTCAATGTCAACCGACGCATTCGTCGTGTTTACTAACTGCACGCTGAACTGAATGTTATAAATTCCAGCCTGAGACACATTAAACCTTGACGAGTTTGACAAGGTTACGCCATTGTTGAAGTCAGTTGTGTCGAAGGTTATGGCGTAGGCAGTCGTTGTATTGGCTGCCGTCTGGTCTGTGCCGTCTTGGAATGCCCCGTAGGGGGTGTTTAAATACTTGCCACCCCGCGGTGACGCAAGGGTCTGTAAGACATTCGTCAACTTCAAGAAGAATGTACGCAAGGCAGCATTTGTCTGCGCAACCGTCAACCTGTCGTAGCTATCCTGCGGATTAGGCAGGTCTGGCGTGGCAGGGGTCTGGAGCTGCTGATAGAGGTTGGTCATACTGACTTGACTAAGCTAGTTCAAAATGTGGACCGTCAATGAATGGTCTTTTGTTTTGCTTTCTACGCTCATCAATGTAGTGGTTCATCGCCTCTTCCATCGTTCCACGCCAAAGTCGAATGTCAGGCACATTCCATGCAGCCCCCCAACGAATACCCACATTCTTTTCAATCGCAGATTGTTTCATTGCATCCGCAAGATTGTCATATAGATTAAGTTCCCATGAGACTTGACCATTGATGTATGCCACCAAGTCAACAGCATCACCAGTCAAATGTTTTGAATCCATTGTCTGGCTTTTGCCAGTCTCTACATATTTGCGCTGTGTTTCAATACTGCGTAGTCCTTCAGTCACACCAAAGTCAACTGTGCTGATTTCAATTGCGCGAGTGACCACATCAATCAATTCATTTTTAACACCATCAAAACGCTCAATGCTTTTTTGTGAAAGTTTAAATGCCATGATTATTCCTTGGTTGGTTGCCTAAATTTATTTTTTTACCTTATCTGCTATTTTTTCCATTGTTCTACCGCCAAAGTAAAACGACATTACTAACATCCCCCATTGCCCAAGTAGTTCCACATAAGCCCCCCTAGTTTCCCATCCAAAGATTGAGGCTACTGCAAAACCGCTATACGCCAATAAAAGGAATATAAGGGTTGCAGGACGTATGTTCTTGGACAACCAAGAGTCAGAACCCATGTCTGCTTTAAGTCGCTCTGTAAGGTTGTTTTGTTCTATTTTGTAATATTCGAGTTCCATTTCAGCAAGTTTTTCAGCAGCCTTTGGATCGCCAGCAATAGCCTTCGCAACGGCATCAACAGAATCAGACACGCCAAACTTACTAGCCAAAGCGGTAACAGCAGCGCCACCCAAAGGACCAGCGACAGCCATTGCCAGCGTGGGTGCGACACCCTTGAGAAGACCGAGTAATTCATTCATTTAGACTCCTTGAGTTCTCGTTTGAGTTTACGAAGTTCCTTCATCTCTTGTTTTAACTGCGCCTTCATGTACATCGTTTCAATGTAAGACAACGAAGTGACTGCCACTATGATGCATACCGCTACACCAATCAAAACCCACCAGATAAGTTTCGTATTGCCCACATCAACCATCCAAAAATTAAAGAAATGAATGTCACAGCAATAGCGCTACTTATCAACTCAATTTGTCTGATCTCCTCTTGTTCTCGCTTCCATCTTGCCAATCTAGTCCTGCGAATTGTCTCTGACCTTGCCCACTCCTGCTCACGCTCAATCTTGCCATGCATCACCAAAAACCTACTGTACAAGTCCTTCAGCTCTGGCGGTGCATAGACCATCGCCTCTCTGGTCTGCTCCATCAACTTCTCCATCTGCAACTCAATCAAAGCACGCTCAATGGCTTTCTTTGATGTGTTCTGATCTGGGTTGTACTTAGTCTTTGATTCCTCTTCGAGTTCCGCGTAGTAGTTGTTTATTTGTTGTTGCGTGTCAAAGAGCGTACCAATGTTGTCGCCCACACTTTTAATGAGCTGTAACTCCATCTCTTCGTAGGACTGCTTGGCTGCAACTGCTTTGGCTTTCGTTTGCGCCACAGGCTTTGCAGCTTCAACTTTATCTGGCTTGGAGACAAAGAGACCAATAAACCAGTCAAATATTCCCTTGACTGCCTTAAGGTCTGACTGCACTCCCTCAATGGTTTTTTTAGCAGACTCAAGCTGAATACGACCTTGGTGTAAAAAATCGCACCCCTGCTTGATAGCGCTGAAAGCACCCTGTGCCAGCATGAGTAAAGAGAAAGGGTCAATGCTTTACCTCTTTATAAATCTGGTACAGCTTGTGGCAGATCATCAAGACTGTGTAGATCAGAGTCGCCCACAGCACCAGCTCGCCTACCTGATAGCCAGCGACAGTTGCCAATGACACGCCTACTGGCGGTGCTACCTTGGTAGCAATAGCGCCTATGGTTTCTTCTTGGTGTGTCACGCTGATGTATCCGCAGGCTCTGGCGTGTTGCCTTCTTCCAGCCACTTTAAATAGGCTTGGTAGTCTGAATTAGCGGGGTCAAATGGGATGCAAGCACTATCGGTTGTGCGGATAACCCAGCAAATAGAATCAATAAATTTTAATTTGTGTAATTTATACATTTTATAACTCCGCATTTAAAGTTACATAGTTACTAGGGTTTGCTGGAGAACCAATTAAAAATCTATTGGCAGTCATACCTGAGAAGTTATTAAGCCGAATAGTATTTACAACATTATTTGCATTTCCAAGAGGAGCAATAGATGTTGAACTTTGTGTATATGGGCCAACTTGGTCATCGTAAACAGTTAAAACTCCATTTTGTCCTAAAGTAGCATTTGCTCTCATTGGCGTAAAACAAGACACAATCATGTCAGCAACAGTAGATGTTGTTGCATTTCCAGCGGTTGGATGAACTAATTGATAGTACCTTTGGCACAAAATTAACTCAGTACCATAAGGTCTGTAATCAAACGATGTTGCGGTACTGCCTTTTTCTAGTTGTACGCCTGTGATGTAGAAGGTTGCACCGTTTGTTCCTACTACTGATACAGAACCAGTTACACCATGTTTTTCACTTCCTGTCCATGCACCAGCAGTTCCCAAGAATGTTGAACCGCATCCAAGATTAAAGAAAACAACTACCCCTGCGGTATTACCAGTAGCCCAAGTTCCTGTGGTATCTCCAGCAATGGTTATTGAAGCACTTGTCCAAGTATTTGCAGAAGAAACTGTAAAAGAAAATGGATAAGAACGAGTGCCACCGCCATTAACTAATGAACCGCTAAACGAACCAGTTAGGCTTGAATATACTTGGAATGACAATGTTACAGCCTTAGCATTGGCAGTTCCCCATGCTAAATCGGCAACATTAAAACCTTCAATATGTTGTTCAATATTAATTTGCTCTGATGAACCAGCCGTATATGCCGATAATGAAGTAACACCTAAATAATTTGTAAATCCTACTGGCGGTGTAACAGAACCAGCATTTTGTTGAATACTTACTTTGCCTGATGGGTCAGCACCATATTGCCATCTATCAAGGGTATATGTAAAACCGCCTGATGGGGTTACGCTAGAAGTGCCGTTGCGTTGGCTTATCACCATCGCACCATTGATGATGCGGTTCTTGAAGCCAAAATTGCTAGACGCATTGAATACATCTGAGCCGTTAACCTTGGCGGTAATCTCACCAGTACCTTTTGCGACTAACTTGAATCCGATATTGGTATCGTCACCAGATGCAGTTAATGTTGGAGCGCCACCAGTTGCAGCATTTGCAAGCGTTACTTCATTGACTGCCGATGTTGTTGCGGATACTTTAAGCAGCTCGTTGCCATTGGTATCAATGACATCGCCAACTATCTTTAGCTTCTTACCGCTACCAACATTAAGACCGACCGATGTTCCAGTACCTGCTGCTGCAAAGATTGCATCAACCGAGTCCAAGTCGGTATTGATCTTCGTACCCCATGTATCGGTACTAGCCCCGACTTCGGGTTTAGTCAGTAATAGGTTGGTTGTTGTGGTATCTGCCATAGTTCACCTTCATGCTGGGACTTGCGTCCATGTTTCTGAATTGTCTGCGATTGCTGTCCAAGTCTCTGGCGTATCTGCCTCTGCCGTCCAAGTCTCTGCCGTGTCTGGTATTGCACCCCATCCAAAGCCAATCATTGTCCCGACCGAGCCAGATGCCTCAGCCCCAATTATCTCAATACTTATGCCGTTTGTAACGCTACCGACTGAACCAGTACCTTCGACACCAGTAATGGCAACAAAGGAGATTGTCTCTGGTGACATCGTGCCGACAGCACCAGTTGACGAGCTACCTGTGAGAATTGGAGATACTAAGACTGAGTTAACAGATAAGGTTGAATCGTTACCTGTAATGGCAAAACTTAAAGATATGCCGACCGAGCCGACATTACCCGTGGCAATGTTGCCGTCTTCTTGCTCGGATATGTCTACGCCAAGCGTGCCAATACCAAGGGTTGACGAATTATCACTAATGACGACATTACCGATGCCATAGACACCTAAGCCGTAGTAGCCAGAGCCGTAAGCAGCCATTGCGCTGCCTCTTTATTAAGCGAGTCTGATCAAGCCTGTGCTTGAATCATTTGTCGGCATGGTTAAGGTAAATGTTCCAGCCGTAACGGTCTGAGAACCGAAGGTGTGGACGCTGACTGCCTTATTAGACTGGCTTGAGTTGTAGATCAAGACAGCATCAAAGGCAGTTGATAGGGTCACATTGGAGTATGTGATGCTGGCGCTTGGAGTCACAAATGCCGTCGTGCTGGTAGAGCTTGGCGCTGTACCAAATGTCACCGTAGCACCGCCAGCCGTGTAGTTAGTGCCAGATACCTCACCAGTTGCTGAGTATGCAGTCGTCGTTGCGTTGACCGTTGCAGACGCAAGGTATAGCGCAGCCTTGAAGGTGTCGGCAGTTGATGCGGTGTGAGCTGGGACGCTAGTTGAGAATGCGTGTACAGCGTTGAGTAAATCAACCTTGAAACTTGTACACATTGCTTGCGTGTTAGCCATAAATTTCCTTAACTTAAAGATTGGGCGACTGCTTCACCAGTCACATTTCGTTTTAAGGTCATATGGACTGAGCGATGCACAAGCTCGCCTTCTAGCCAATATTCCACCCAGTTCGTCGTCTCGTTGTCGGTGTCGGTAGTGCCTTCTCGCTTCTCCAGCAAGGAGACATCCATCTCACCCTTTGTCGTGTTTACTAGCATCTGTTATCCCAAAGTCCTTGCGCGTGCAATCAATACACCGCCAGTTGAAGAGCTACGATCATCTGCTTGCGTGACCTCTTCAAGACCAGCTCGGTACATCGATGCCCATACAGCAATTCTCGCATCATCTTGCAGGTACGGTGCTGCTTGCATGAGAGCACCGTACAAGTAAACATCAGGTGCAGCAGTTAGTAAAAAGTTTGTTGTGTTCGCAGTTGATAACTTACTCAACTTTGCGTAATAAATAAGCTCACCTGTATATGCGGTGTCTGGTACTGGTAGATAGCGAAACTGCTCACCCACCACCGTGAAAAATATAGGTTTGGCAGCCGAACGATAAGTAACCGCCAAGGTGTCCATTGAGTCGATAGTCTCAAACCCCAATGGGGTGACGGGGTTGGTATCGAGCTTGAAAGACTTGACTTCCAAGAAGTCATTGGGTACTGCTGAGTATTCGGTAGTGATCGACGCAGTAGCACGCACGATCATCTGTCTGGTGCGCAAGTTTCTCTCGATCTGAGCCTCTGCCAAACTAATAAAGTCAGGGATAGCAGTCGTCAGGTCTGTGCGGTTAAGCCAGTCCCCGACCGAGGTCTTCAGTTCAGCATAGGTTGTGAGCGCCATCTTCAGCCTTTTGTGCTTTCTCCAAGTCGCGCATCACCCAAGTGTGATCGTGCTTGAATTCAAATGTCCCAATGTGTCCGATCTCTTTGGACACATCATGGTCTATGTAGATTTTAAAGCCAGCAGCCTGTGCTTTACGGCAAAAGAATACATCCTCTCCAACATACCCGCGCTTATCGGTACGCCAAGGAGTATCGAACCAAGGTTCACTCAAAGCCTCAAAGACCTTGCGCTTGATCAGCATGACACCCATGCCAATCGAGCCGACTTCCTCAATCCCTGTGGACTCTGGCATCGTGTAGATGAGCACACGCTCACCGTTCTCGTCATAGCGCTGGGCAGTTGGACCTGTGGGCATCCTGCGCCTTGCACAGTTCGTTGCCACGACATCCAAGTCATGCGCTAAGAGTCTCTCAATCATGTCTTGCGGGAAGGTCATGTCTGAGTCAACAAACAAGATATGGGTACAACCCTCTGCCATTGCGTCTAGACACAGATCAGCACGCTGGGTCTGGATAAGTGTTCCTTGCATAATCTTCAAGGACACGGCATCAGTCGTGTTAATCGTGTGGTGCGCCACCATGTTGGTCATGCAAAAAGCATAATTTGCGTGAACCATGTCACGCGCTGGTGTGCAGACTGCAATGTAGTTTGGGGTCATAGTTGTCCTGATCTAGTTCTGAAATACTTGTTTTCTGGGTCATTTAGCCAACGCTTCATGTAGGCTTCGTCTTCTAGCTTGCCTTCAGCCTTGAGCTGGAAGTAGATAGACATCGGGATGCTGGCGACTCTGCTCCACTCGCCCCAACGAGCACGCTCATCGACCTGTGCGTACTCTTGCTTATTCTCTTCAATGATCGCAGTCACATCTTGCTGTGTGTGAATCGTTGCCTGATTCGTTTCATCGTTAAATTCAAATGTGCGCGTGATCCCCTGATCAGCGTCTGTACTAAATAGTCTTTTTTCAATCATGTAAAAAAAGGGTCTGAGTTTCCCCAGACCCTTCGTTAGTTCAATTAAGAAGTAACTAAGTCAGCAGCAATGCCGTGAGCATTCTCTGCCAATACTTTGTGACCCCACTCAACGATCAGCATACGCTTTTCAGCGTCGCCAGTCTTTGCCAACTCAACTTGTTGGTAAGGACGCAACATAGTGACTTTTGCGTAATCTGGATCGATCACGAAAGCGTCACGCTCGCGCTGGAAGCGATTAGGCACGACTTGCACATTGCCGAAGTCAGACACATAAATGTCTGCTGCGCCAATGATGGTTGCAGGACGAGCACCGCCATCAATGTTGAAGCGTGAAGATGCGATACCAGAGAAGCCAGACACGCGCTGCTTGTTGACTGGACCAGTCATCAAGATTTTTGGTGTACCGCCAGAAGTCCAAACTTGTTGAATAACATTCTTCAAGATGGTCTCTGTGAAAGTACGCACATTGCCGTCACTACGAGCGCCAGTAGGCACAGTCGTGTAAGTGGGGTTAGCACCGTTCGTCTGCATATCGTAGTTAGTCTTGATGAAGGCTTGCAATGAAGCAGTACCGCGAGCTGTTGTGGTGTTACCAGCAGCAGCGACAGCACCGTTCAACATTGAAAACTCTTGATCACGCTTCAACTCAGCGCTACGCTTGGCAATTTGGTATGCCAATTCAGAGCGACGACCAGCCTTGTTGACGGTCTCTTCAGTTGCAGACAAGACGATTGTTTTACGGCTGATCTGTGCATAGTTTTGCAAACGCACAGTAGCAGTAACGCTATCGAAAGAAGTTACATCGTCGCCTTCGAGCTGCTTGTTAGCTGCTGCGGTTGCGAGTGTGTCGGTTTGCCACTCAAACAATGAATTGCTGATTGACTCGCGTCCGACATTGCTCATGTAAGGAGTCTCTTCGGGAGCGATATTAGTGATGATGTTGGATAAGTCCTCGCGGATACCCTTCGCATCAAATGTGGTGAATGTGTTGGTTACGATTGCCATTTGAGTGTCCTATTTCAAAAGAAGTTCTATTGCGGAGGCAGCGTCATTGACGCGACCTGACTTTGCAAGACGCTGTTTTGCGCGTGTACTTTCAGTTGTTGTAGAGACGCGACCTGCTGCACTAGGCTTGGCGGGGCGAGGACCGTTGTTGATCACAGGCTTGATCTGTCCACGCTTGGACATCATCTGGTCATAGAGTGCTGCTTTACGCAACGCAATGACAGCTCTGTGGTCATAGACATTCTTGAGTTCATCCTCACTAAATCCGATCTTCTGACCAAACTCAATAAGTAGAGCTTTTTCAGCCTTAGCCTTCTTGGAGTCTTTCCATTCGGGTACGGCTTGGATTAGGGCTTCTTGCTGTGTGGCAAGGTGAGCTTGCATCTCCTGTGCTCTTTGATGTGCTGTGAGTTGAGAAAGTCGCTGCTGCTCAGACTGAATAGCTGCGAGTTTGTCTTGCTTCTGGCGCATCACTTCTGACTGTCTCACCCACTCGATGGGGTCTTCGTTATAAAGACGATCCATATCGACAGGTGCTTCAGTTGACTCAAGTTGCTGTTTCAACGCTCCCAATAACTGGGCGTACTGTTGACGCTCGGCACGAATTGCACTAGCCTCTGCCTCGACAGCCTTACGGGTCTCGGCAATTTGCTGTGTCTTTCGTGTGTAATCCTGAGTTCGAGAATATCCTTTTTGAAGTTCGTCTAGCGTGACATCGATCTCTTTGCCGTCAACTTTGACGGTGTAGACCTCTGTTGGCTTTTCTTCTTCTTCGGTTTCTTCATCTAACTCTGATTGTTCCTCTGTCGTTTCTTCATTGGATTCGTCGTCTTGCACATCCAATTCTTCATCGACAGAGACCGCGACATCGGAAGTATCTTCCTCAGTCAAACGCGCCTTGTCAGTTTTCTGCTGTTCTCCGTCTAACGGCAACATCATCTGATCAAGAGCACTAGCTGCATCAGCTACAGACATAGGGGTTTGGTTTTCCATTTCCTTAGTCCTTTACACCAACGACTTTTGTTCACGCTCAATCTGGCGCTGTGCAACTTTCCCGTTATCCATGATTTTGGAAATCTCGGTTCGGAAGTTATCAATCGCACGCAACATATGCCAAGCGTGTTCTCTCTTCGTGATGTCCTCTGGTTTCGTATCTTTCCAAAACCAGACGGCATCATTCTCCATTTTTAGTAAAGCAGTTGAGAAAGCCTCGTCAGCGATTAGCGACTCAGCCTTCTTGCCTTTTCTTACATCTTCTTCTTGTTTACTCACTTAAACCATTCCTTGTGGGTTGATGGGTTGCATTGGTGCTGGCTGGGCTTGCGCCATAGCTTGCTGCGCCAACGCGCCTTGCTCTCGAATAACCTCGCGGTTGACATTCTGCTCCGCAACAATTTGTGCGGTATTCAGTTGTGTGTTGTACTTTAACTCAAGTTCCATTTGTTTAAGTAGTCTATCTTGACTCATTTGATCGCGTCTAAAGTCGTCGTCCATGATCATCTTCTGGCGCTGTAACTCAAGATCGGCTGCCTTTTTCTGGATGTCTGCACGAATAGACTCGGCTTGCACCTGAGCCAAGACCTCTTCGGGGCTTGGTTTTGGCGGTGCTTGCGGAGGAGTCCATCCCTCTGGGATGTCCATGAAGTAGCTCGATGCGTCCTTGAATCCAGAGAGTTCGACAATCTTCTTCAATGTATTGACATACATCTGTGGAGACACAACGGGATTATTAAGACCGTACTGGTTAAGGAGTGATTCTTGTTTACCAAGAATTTGCATTAGTTGCATCTGGCGCTCATTGGTGTCGCCATTGCCCAGACCGATATTGATGTTGACATCCATCGTGTTATCCCATGCGCGTGGATCAATTTGCACCCACTTGTTGCGCAGTCGGATCATGCGTGGTTTGTCTTGATGAGTGGTAACCAAGAAAAGGATCGTCTTAAACAGCTCCTTCATGCCCTCAGCCATTAAGCGAGCTGTCAACTCAATGCGTCCTTGGCTGGCGCTTACTGTGGCAGCCACGGCAGCCTTGGTGCTTGACTGCAACGCATCTGGGTTCAAACCCATAGATGCCTTGGACATTCCTGTGCGACCTTCCTTGATCTGGTCTAGGTAGTCCAGAACTGGGAAGGCAGCCTGTCCGACAAATGGAGTTACCAACGGCTGCACCATATTCGGAGCACGCGCACGAATGATTGCGCCTGTCTCGTTATTGAGTGCATCGTCAATGTTGACCTGACCCTCAACGATCACGGTGCGGGGATGGATTGATTGCGCCAGCGAATCCAATGTGTTGCGCATGACTTCGGACTTGATCTCTTGTAAGTCGCGTGTAATGTCAAAGATCGACATCGCCTCAAGTGGTGATGTGTGGGGTTCTGGATCGCAAGGGAATTCAATAAACGGGATGTATGACGCTGGGAGGTTACGCACCATCTTGTAGCCAGCACCCATAAAGCACATCTTGCGCAGCTCAGGGATGCCGTCGCCATCAAAGTCAACCTTAGCGTAGCCCTCAACATAGAGGACGCGCATCATCATCGGGTTAGCGCTCTCTGTCAAATACTGGTTATTTGCCAACGGTGCGCGTGCCAAAGCCTCTTCGTTGTCGTTCAAGTCGGACGAGCCAACATAGTCTGTGACCTCATCTTCGTCGTACCCCATAGCAATCAGTTCAGCCACAGTCGCCATCTTGCGGTGACCGATAAAAGGTGAGTCTTTGAACGACATTGCTTGGCGAGACAAGAGCAATTCTTCTGGCGGTAAACACGCAACATGGACGCGCTTGTCAACAATCTTCCTCTTGACCTGCACATCGTGCATCATGGCTGGGGGTAGGGGCATTCCAGTCATCGGATCGATCTGCATTGCACCCTGCATACTCTCGTCTGGGTAACTCGCAACGATCTGCACATCTGCCTCGCCCTCTTGCATGAGAATCTGCAATGTCTGGTCATCTAGACCCGAATATTCCTCAATTCGTACCGACTCCGAGCCCTCGATATAGCACTTGACAATGCCACATTTGCGCACCAGAGCGTCTTTAAATGTGGCGTATGCCACCATAAAACCGTTGTTGTCGTTGTTAAAAACATAGTTGCAGTAGTCTGTGGCTTGCTGGGCGCTGTCTACATCCTCTGGACCGCGAGGCACAAACTCCACCGTGTTCTCGGTAGAGAAAAATACCTTCATCAACGACGGCAGCATGGCAGATACGGTGTCGCGCACTTCCATCGCCACCACTTGCGAGCGACCCTCTTCCTCGTTTCCGAATGGATCGCCACGGTAATACTCAGTACCGCGAGCGCGGATAGGACTCAAGTCAGAGTCGATGTAGCTCACAGCGTCTGTGATCTCCATGCCCATCATGGCTTCTAAATCCATGTCTGTCATAGGTACTAGCGTCGGGTCAATCTCTGACGCGATGTCGGTTGTTAATCCGAGTTCATTTGTTAGGTGCATTTTTAACCCTTAGTCAATACGACATACATGGAGTCCACAGCTCGCGGAGTCCTTAACAGTTCTTCTTGCGTCAATTTTAGGTCTTGTGCGATGGGATTTAACCTAAATTCCAAGCTCGTCATGTAAAACCTATCTTCCCAGCCAAGATACCAATACCATTCGCAGTAGTACGCCCAAGATTTTTCATTGAATGCACGCACATGAGTCGGGTCTTGCCACGCGCCATAGCTCAAGTCATAAGGCACATGGATGCGCATCTCGCCACCAGCTTTCAGTAACCTTTTGCAGCTCGTCATCGCACCGACCAGATCAGGCAGGTGCTCAAGCACATCATTCGCAAGAATAGCGTCAAACATCTCTGGCTGCACCTCAAAGTCACCGAGCCTTGTGGAGATGGTGTCGCCCCAAGGCACATTGCAGATGTCGAGTAACCAGTCGTGCTTGACGCGCAACTGAATATCTGCGTTGATGCAGTCGTCTCGAAAGTCCTTGCCAGAGCCTAGATTAAGAACCAAAGAAGTGCTTGACATACTGAGGACGGTGCTCCTTGACCCAAGGCACAGACGCTGCAACTAATTGCTTGGAGTCGTCGCCCGTTGTCTGGCTGCCGACATGATGGACATAAGCGCTTGAGACAAAGTGCTCGTAGCCCTGATTGTTGAGGTCTGCGCAGCTCACATCATCTGAGAACCAATTAAGTGGGGGGAATCTGCCGTGATGCCATGCGTCACGACTTATGTACGCAAAGATCGGTGCAATGTTGTTGGCGTGACGAATGAACTGCTCGGACTTGAATCTGCACATCTCTAGGTGATCACC